GTTGTTCCTGCTGAAAATGAAGCCATGGTATCCTATCCTCCCTGGGTGAGCCGGGAGCGGATCGCATCCCAGACCACACTGACAATAGCACCAATCGAGCCTGCCACAAGGAGCATCTTGGTTTTAAGGTGTTCCAGGGAAGTCACCCTATTGGACAGGTCGCCAAAGCTGGATAGGGAACGCTCGACCATCCCGATCAGGGTAACTTGGCGTTCTTCCATCCTAGCCAGCCGCTCGGCCATCGACCCGAATTTTTCCCGAAGTTCATGGATCTCGTCAAGACTCACGACCCCTACCCTCCAGATACTTTAACGCAACGGCCAGATGCACGACAGCATCCACAATCTCGTCCCGATCCCGACCCTCCTCCACAATGCGCTTGATCGAGCGGTTGACGGATAGCAGGTGCTTCACCTTCCCTATGTACTTCGTTTCCCTCGCCACCGTGTTGTTCTCCCCGGCAAACCTCAACGCCTCCCTGAAACAGGCGTACTCCTTTTGCGTCATCAAGAAACGCAAACTCAAATTGGTGAGCCAGATGGCGAGGGTTTTCCACATGGACTAGATCCCCTCCGGCACGGGCGGGGCGACATATTGAATTGCATCGGCCTCGTCCCTAGTTGCGGCCAATAGCCTCGCCTTGTAGTCGTGGTAGGCCGTGCGGAGGTTTGCAATGAAAGCCCTGCCATCCTCCACCTGCTCTGCATCAATCACGCCAAGGGCGGCGTTGCGTTGCCAGATTTCATCGTAGCCAGCCTCGGTGATCTTGGCGGTAATTAGCTCACGGATGCGGGAAAGGTTTTCCTCGTGGGCTTCCTCGACGGTGCGGGTGTCGGTGAAGGTGCGGGAGCCGTCTAGGTGTTTGTGAAATGTTTTTGTTCCCATATTTTTAGGCGTATTGAAATGCCACATGAGTGATTCCAGATGCGTCATATAAAAATGTCTCGTGAGTTGTCTGGTTGTATGTGGTTGCTGTGTAATAAGGACTTTGCGCGCTTCCAACCACTCCACTTAGCCCTCCATATATGCCTGCACCAATGTTTGCACCTGCTTGGTTGAATCCATTAAAAGACCCACCGGCGGTTTCTTGTGTGAATGAGTAAAAATAATATCCCCTTTTAACATCTGCTGCAGATACGCTTACGGAAATATCCGTATTGCCGGTTGTGCCGCTGGTTTGTGTTCCGCCAACGATTAGTGTTGATGGAATCCCAGCTTCGGAACATTCCCATAAAGCAATATGAACATTGATGGCTGATGCTGGTGCCACGACAAGACGGCATCCAAGCGTATCAATCGTTCCGTCATCAGGAAAAAAACCTAGTCCGAACTGCCTTCTGCGTGCGGCTGGAGCTTGAGACCCTAAAGACCCACCAGTACCAAGGGCAAAAATAACAGGCTTTAGCCATGTAGTATTTGATGCCTTAAACTTTGGATATAGCGGCAACTCACCAAAACTCGCATCACTGGAAAGATAGCGGGTGTTCTTTCCTGCGGCGGGGGCTGGGACATACCCAGCAGTTCCAGCCGTTCCTGTGCTGGCACCAACCATGTTTACGGGAGTTGTTCCCCCGCCGCCGCCGAAGAAGCCCATAAACTAACCCTGTACTCCTATAATTCTTGCAGTTCCAGCAGAAGTAATCGCCGCAATCGCACCGGTTGGAATGAATGATCCCTCCCAAGTAATACCCTGACCAGCGGTAAGCTGAATGTCGTCGGTTGCGCTGGCCGTGCCGTTGGTGTCAATAAACACTGTTCCACTTGTGCATTGCACCAGAAGATAGTTGCGGGTGGAGTTGGTGGCGAACAAGGTTCCGTTGGTCGTGCCAGCAGTCAGAGTTCCAGTGCTGGTCGTGCCACGAATGGGCGGAATACCATCCGCCACATCCGCCTGAAGCGTGGTAAGCAACGCCTCGATCTCGGTGAGATTGGCGTTAATCGACATGGTCCCGCCGGATAGCGGTCCCAAGCTCTCAATAATCGTGTTCCACTGGCGGCCCATTATTTTGTCTCCATTGCGTCAACTGCGCTCTGCATCGTTGGGGTATTAGGGTAGATGGTTTCTGGGAAGTCGTCAACGCTCTGCTCCGGCTTGCACCCGGCAAGCAGAAGGCAGAGCGTCAACGCCCTAACCACAAATTTAGTCCTTGCGGACGTAGATTGCGATAGGCCCACCGGACGACAGGATCACCTGGGAAATATCCCCAACAACCGTTGCCCCGCCAGCCATGGCGAGTCCTGTGTGCGTCACGCCGCTGATGGTCAGTCCGATGGTTCCAGCCGAGAGAGCCGTAACGCCATCGAAAGATCCATCATTGGTGGAAGCAGAGGTTGCAATGGTCGTCCCCGCTTCACCCAGAGTAAGTCTGGATAGAAGGCGCATTAGCTGTGCAACGCGATGCGGTAGGAAGTGCCGTTGAGGGTCACGTTGAGCGAAGCCGGGGCTGTCGCAACGGTGTCAACCGTGCCGCCGCTGGACGAAGCCGTGAACTCAATGACGTTGGTGAAGCCCTGACCGTCGATGCGGACGGCCTTGTTCTTCGCCTTGATAGGACTGCGCTGAAACTCACTTGCCATATAATTTATCTCCTTTGAGCCGCCGCACGTTTGATGCTATCTGGCGTGTGCCGACTCTTAAATCTACTGCCAAGTTTTTGCTCTTGGCGGTAATACCCCTTCATAAGATTTGTTTGATTGACTCCCAGCGGATTGTCGAGGGGTTCGCCAACCCCCACCAGGCTCAATCTTTGTGGCACTTGGAACCTTTTAAGGTAACGCGGGACTGAGTCCCGTTCCGCCACCGGTTTCTCCAGTTCGACGACAGATCCGTTGCGGGTGTCTTCGTACTGGTAGATCGGCATTAGGCGTAGTTCTCCTTGTCGGATTCCTCGGCCATCTTCATCATCCGGTCTTCCTCGGACATCTCAGGCTCGTTGGATTCTTCGGCTTCAGGCTCCTCGGACATCGCATTGCTCACGCTCACGATGGCCATATCGCCGTCAATCCGTTCAACCTTGCCTTCGAGTTCCACCATGTCGCCGACTTCGGGGTTGGCGTTTTCCTCGCCCTCACCGAGTTCGAACATGGACAGAGGAAGTTTAACCATACCTTCTTTCATCGACTTCTCCTTGGTGGAAGGAGCGGGGGAGGTTTTACCCTCCCCCGCCTTCCGGGGACCCATACCGATAATCAGCATGGCTCCCATTAGAATTACGAGTAGTTCGACTTGCTGAACAACACCCGGAAGAACCGAGGGTCGAGCTGCTTGGCGGCGTAGAACGTCTTGAAGGACGCAACAACGCGCTGGCCGTAGGGGTCGGACTTGTCGGCTGCGTCGAGGATCGTGACCTTCGGAGCGAAGGGCGAGCCGGAAGCGGCGACCGAGGACAGGCTCGGAACGCCAAACGCACCGCCGCCGAGCAACACATTCGCGTAGACCGCGCCGGTGCTGACCGTGGCTTCACCCACGCCGGAGGCGGAGGTGTTGAACGTCTGAACGTTGGTGGAGCTAATCACGCTCACGCCGAACAGTTTGCCAGTTTCGCCCTTGAAGATTTGATCCGGGGCGGAGTAGCTGGAGACCTTCAGCCAATCGTCGTCCTGCTGGAGATCGCGGATAACGGCAGGGTGCGCCACGAGGGCGTAGCCGTCCTTGATCTTGGGAGCGCGGGCGATGAACAGGCTGGTCGCACCGTCCAGAAGGTCGGTCGCGGTGATGCTGCTGTTGGGGGTTGATGCCGTGCCGAAGGTCGTGCCGTTCGTTCCGTTTTGAGCGTAACGAGCGTAGGACTTCGTGGCAACACCAGTACCGGTGCTGGTCGAGGAATCCTGAACCAGAGCGCGGTGACAGAGGGTGTCGGCGTGCAGCGCGGCATCTTCGCCGAGTTGCTTGGTGGCCTGGGCGAGGTGGCTGAACAGCTCGGTGGCCAAGAGAACGTCCGTGAGGATGATCTTGGAGCCGTACTGCACCAGGGTCGCTTCGACCGAGGAGAGCGTCAGATCGCGCTCGTCACCGCTGGAAGGCGTGGTGCCTTCGGAGAGGTTGGCGATAGCGCTGATGCTCGGATCGCTGAACCGGAAGAACCGGATCGTTTTGTTCCCACCCGTTTTGGTCGGGTAGGGGGTTTTCATAGCAAACTGCTCCATCTGGAGCAAGGGGAGCGCACGCTCCAGCAACGCCTTCGAGAAGTACGTCTGGAACTGCGCGGTTACTGAACCAGTAGTGACCATTTTAGTTTATATCCTTGTTGTGACTAGCCGTTCCTATCAACCTCGCCCGCCATCCTCATCAATTCGCGTTCCTGCTCGTCTAGCGAGAGTTCGCTGAAAGACTTGGTCTTGGCCGGACCTGACGGTTGGCTGGAAGCCGGTGTCGTCGCTTTTCTGAGTTGAGCGAGTTCTCGCTCATACTCTGCAACCTTCTTCTCCAAGTCGGAGGCGGCCTCCGCTTTCAATTTG